TAACTTTTCATAATATGATTTTTTTACACTAGGGGATTTTTTTGTGTAAATTAGAATCAACCTAAACCAGAATGCTTTTTCATAAATTCAAACAATTTCAAAGTATAGGTATTATTCAAATTTTTTAATTTATAAAATGGTAATTGTATCAATTAAACTGGGGCGGTTTACTAAAAATGATGACGTTTACATTGCGAATTTTTTTTCGGGGGTACCTAATTGTACTAGCAACAAAAAACTAGAAAATAAGTGATAAAAATTGTACAAGCAACAAAAAAACTAATTGTACAAGTGATAAAAAACTAGAAACAAGCAATAAAATTGATAGCTATACCATCACTGGCTTATACTTTAATCAAATAAAACAACAACCATACAGTTGTGTCACCTATTATCCTATATAACTTGTATCTTAGTCTAATAAATAGACACTAAAAACCCACCATACATCATGATATTATTGTATCTGAGACAATTAAACAGACTTAATTCCAGTATATATTGTTATATACGTCAATTATATTATGTGTACTGCACTGGTTATATAGTTTGTATCTGAGTCAATTTAACAGACTTTATATAACAGGGGCTTGTTTTATATGCAAATAATAATTAAACAGTTGCTATAATCACGCTATAATAATATAAAAAATAGTTGATATATATAACAAAAAAACATTAAATTATAGATAATTATATCTAAAAATAATGTATTATGTACGATTATATTCAATTAAATGAAATTATACAAAATTATACCAAACATTGCAGAATGGCTTAAATAAAAGGTTTATATAACAATCTGGTGGGGGCTATATATATAAGTTTTATCGTTTACACATTAATATATTTCACGTTTAATATAATTTTTTAGGACCAATATATTTTATGTATATAAAAACCAATTGACTTAATTAAGATAGATTTATTTACCATACAGTCTTGTGTTATTTATATTTTAATTAATATTATAGTGTTTATTGTTTCTTAGCCTAATAATTAGACTTAAATATAAACTAATCATGTTCTATTATGTCACTTGTTTATTATATACTGTTTATTAATAGATTGTAATTTATTATGTTTAAGTCCCAGTAGTTTTGTCTGCTGGACCTAATGTTTGTTTTATATAAAAATTATTAAGTAAAAATAAACTGTTCAGTGTTATAATATATAATATAAATTGATGAAATATCTGTACTTGATATAATCTATTTGTAATTTTATTATGATTATAATTTCTGAGTCTAAAAAACAGGAAAAACATGAAAAACACAAAGTTTAAAATCGTCAACTTTACAATATGAAATTTAAGACGCAAACCCCCCAATACTATAATTTTAATTATGAAAATATAAAAAATGCACATTTTAACTTGACATAAAAATCACTTGTAGTGAACAATTTTGGCTGGAATCAAGTCAATAATAATATATTAAAACCAAAAACCACTTTACATGAAAGCTTGATTTAAAGCCATTTTTAACTAATAATGACTTGTGTTTATTTGAGTTTAAAATATAATACAATATACTTTACAAAGATAATTTATAATTAATAACTTATAACCTTAAATGTTTCTTAAATATATTAATTATTTTCATAAATAACTTGACAGATTACTCTATTCGTGCTATACTATCGTTTAGACGCACTCTTAACTAGTTCTATATAACTAAGTCTAATAAACTAATACTATATAACTAAGTCTAATAATTAGACTAAGAAACAGAATTGATTAATTATTATAGATTATTGATTTATTGAATAATATTAATAATATAGCACTGGTGATTATGGCCCTGAATTAAATACTATTTTATTTGCCAATATTAATAATAAATTCATAATGGAAAGTGGTTTTAGTGATATAAATGTAAATATCGACTTTAAGTGAATACAATACATGCCCATTCTGGGCGATTCTGATACCCTCTCGCCCATTTTTATTAATTTTTAGTATAAGTAATAGAGTAGACTATTAAAAACGCTCTAATCGAACGTATGAGATATTTAATTTTAATAATTATTTGTTTTATGATTATTAATTTAATATTTATTGATTTTATGATTAAACCGAGCTATAATGAGATAAGAGTTAAAATAAAACATTGGGAGGAATTGTTATGAACGAAAATGGTAATGAACATAAAACTTTACTGGACGGTATGACGCCTGAAGAACGTATTAAGTTTCAGTATGAAAGAACACGTGATGAAAGTAATAAGGTTGCCGCTGAAACAGACAGGATATTAAGCGAGGATGTGAACAAAAATAATGGTGAGCCAATTGGAATTGGTGGTATTATTCTTGGTGTATTCTTAGCACTGGTCCTATTTTCATTGATTTTGTAGTTTTAATCATAAAAATAAACCCACCTTTTGTCAGGTGGGTTTTGTTTTTATTTAATGAATTTGTCCCCCAACATATCACTTGTTGAGTGTTCAACGACTCTATCAATGTGATCATAACGCCTTGTTGTGTTAATATTTGAATGCCCCATCATGTCCTGCACATCCTCAAGTCTAGCTCCAGCTCTTAATGAGTCTGTACAAAATGTATGTCTGAAAACGTGTGGTGAAATATCATCGACACTAAGACCTGCGAACCCAACACATTTATCTGTTATATCATCAATGGATGTCAGACTCAGGCTTTTGCCTTTTGGATTTAATCCTGTTCGGTTAGAATGTGGTGAGAACAGATATTCGTCATGGTCAACGGTTGACAATTCACGTTTTGATAAGTATTTTTTAATATCTTCCATAACTTTTTTTGCCACAACAACAACTCTTGATTTACCACCTTTACCAGTGATAAAGATAATGTCCTTATCGCTTCTTTTTGAGATATCCCCTATTTTAATTTTTCTAACTTCGTCCCTTCTAATTCCAGTTGTCAACATTAATTCAATCATAGCTTTGTCGCGATATGCGGCAAGCTTATTCTTATGTTTGTTTTTCTTTACGTCAAGACTATCAATCAAAATCTGGACTTGTTCGTCATTCATTGGCATACGTTCTGTATAGTTTTTTGTTGTATATTTAAACCTATGGCATCCTTCGTCAATTGAAAATGGATTGTATGTCATAATTCCTATATTCCGTCTGCATAAAAATTTATAGAATCCGAATAGTGCCGCTAATTTTTGATTAACCGTTGATCTGGCGTATTTTTTCTTAAGCACTAAATCACTTGACCATTGATTAATCTGTTCAGTTGTAACAGATTGTAACATTTCAATCGTTATGTCTTTTAAATCATCAACACCAAAAAACATTCTAATATCACCCTTATATGACATTTTTGTTCGGTTTGATAATTCTTTAGTGTAAAGTAAAGCCGGGCTTGTGATACCTTCTGTTAGGTTGTTTTTGTTTTCAATTTCATTCATTTTAAAAATCCTCCTGTTTGATTTCATATTTAATTATTTTTAATTTCTAAATACATTATACACTCAAACCCAGTGTTTGTCAAGCTTTTTAATAAATTAAATTATCATAATTGAATTGTATGTAATAAATAATGTAAAAAAATGTAAAAAACTTGTTGAAAACGCTTGACAAATTCTCGTTTTTGGTGTATAATACTTGTATAGTAATAATTAATTAATCGTTATGTTTTATGAAATGAGGTGTTAGCATAAAAGAGTATATTAATTATGCTAATAATCATGTGGATTTAGACAATATGATTAAGCATATTACGAGTTTAAGACAAGTTATTGAATTATACAGGAACCTATATATTATAAAATTAAGTGCATTGAATACCGGGAACGATGATTTAATTATATTTTGTAATAGTCTTGCTAATTCTATATATACGGCTAACTTAACAGATATACAAGTTGTACGATTTATCATGTATTGTAGCGGGTTTAATCTTGTGGAAATTGGAACTTGTTTTAATATCCAGCCCAGAAATGCTTTAAAAAGTATAAATATAGCTTGCGATAAGATTTTAACGACATTACAGAGTGAGGTGATTATGGATTAATAATTTATATATAGACAAAGAGGACTCAATAGCGTTGGTCAATGATTATATTGATAACAAGAATTTTGTTTTACTTGATTTAAAGTATAAGTCAATATTTGATGATTTACAGGTTTATTTTGATAAAGATAGCCATGATGTATTTTGTAATTGCACCATAAATGGCAAAAATATTCGTGATATTTTGCTTAGAGACGCTCTATCAAAATACTATAAAACTGAAAAATTATATAATAAAAATGGATGTATGTGGGATATGCGTAAAGAAAACTTGTCCACTTCCCCATTGTATGGCGTATCAGATAAATATTTTGATATAAAAAATGAGATATCTTTTATAAGAAAATGGGGTTCTGTGTATGAAGTCAATATCATAAAAAACGGAAAGCATATTTTGTTAGGTTATTTTAATAATATACTACACGCCTATAAAGCATATAGTGAAGCTTATAAGCTTTCCTTACAAGAACTTAAATTAAATCCATCAAGTAATGTTGCTGGCAATATAGATGGTCGTTCGTCTGGTTTTCATGCAAGGTTCTTTTTAAACATTAATGGTATTAATTTTTATTTGCCAAATTGGTACGATATTGACGATAGAAAAACATTATGCAATGACATTATAAAGACTCATAGTGATGAATTTGTTTATTCTTTACCAGTATTAAAAAATGACAGACATGGTGAGTCGGTTGAACGCAACTTATCGTTGTTGGCAAGTTATATTATTAGCTTTGCTGATGAAAAAAATTCACAGCATTTATTGCCATCTCGTTATTTAAGGCAAAAAAAGAACGAAAATGAGATAAATTTCATATTTTCTTAGAAAAATTGCATAATTAAGGACAAAAAACACTAAAAATGACACATAGTATATGTAGGAGGTATTATTGAGAGGTAATTTCACAAAAGAACAGAAAGAAAAAATAATAAGTTTATATGACAGCGGGATAAGTTATCATTATATTTCTAATATCATGTATAAAGATACTGGACAGCTTGTTACTGATGATTGTATTAGAAAAATTGTAAAAGGCGTTAAGGGCCAGAAGAAAAAAAATGAAGGTATAACAAAATGCCTTGTGCTTTCTGATTTACATATCCCCTATTGCCGTGATGATATTCTTGATATTGTTAAGAAGCACGCAAAGGAAATCAAATATCTCGTGTTAGGTGGTGACGTTGTTGATTGTGAAAGCATATCTGTTTTTGACAGTTTAGGACAAGTTGACTTAACAGATGAAATGATTCAGGCACATAACTTGTTGCATGAAATCCAAAAGCTAACACCCGGTGTTGACAGGTATATTATTTTTGGCAATCATGAGGTCCGGTTTGAAAAGTATCTGGCTTGTAATGGCGGGTCACTTGTTGATTTGCATAGCAATAATATTCTTGAGGAAATTGTAGGTGGTTTTAAATATTTTAATCATCAGGACGATACAACAATCGGTTATAGTGAGCTGGACTATAAAGTTATTAACGATTGGAAAGTACAGATTAATGACTTAATTGTTTGCCATCCAAAATCATTCAGCAAAATTCAAGGACGAACGGCTTCTAATGCGTGTGATTATTTTATGAATAATGGTTTTAATTTTGAGTCAGTTTATGTAGCACACACGCATAAACAAGCTTATGTTAAAGAGTTTGATAAACACTGTTATGAGATAGGTTGCTTATGTAAAGTTATGCCCTATGCAACATCAGGCAAACTTGATTATACTCCGCAGAATAATGGTTACGGACTAGCTGTGTTTTATCATAATAAATTTGATGCTAATAAAAGTCAAATGTTCCATTTAGATTAAAATTTATATAATGCTAACTCAGTGTATGATCGACTAATCAACGTGCTGAGAGGTAGTTAAACATTCAACTTAATAAGGATACTTATTAGGGTAAAGTGTGGACTGATGGTGACATTAGTTTGGAATAGATTAAGTGAAAGCTTATGAAAGATTAGCTATTGTATATCTTAATAATTAAACAAAGGTAGCGTATCGTGAGGGTGGAATAATAGACGGCCCATTGTGGGAAAGAATTGCAAATATTATCAGATTGCACTGATATTTCCCTTTGTAAAGTGCAAAATAATCCACTTTGCAGTGAAACATTAGAAATAGTGTGTATAACTTGTGATATGAATATTGGTAGCCTAAAGTGCAAATTATAATAATTTTAAATTTCTGAATGATAGGTGAAGATTGTGGGTAACCAGTCCCAACTAGATATTGTGTGGTTTACCATACCGATAAAAAAGTTTATAGTTCGCTACTTTAAGCTCAGATTTTATCGAATTTATGACTGAATATGTTTAATTTTTTACTGGATAGGTTGAAGAACCAGCATTATTTTTTCGTACTGCACTAACTCAGTTTGGTTAGAGTCCCCGGCTTATATCCGGGTTGTCAAAGGTTCAAATCCTTTGTGCAGTACCATTTTGTAAAGTAAAAGACCAATTGCGTGTCTTTTTTTATTCAATAAATTAAGGAGGTTGATTATGAATGGCTAGTAAACAGGATGAAGTAAGACGTGAAAAAAGATCGTACGTAGACAATTATGATGAATTGATAACTTATCTTGATAATAACAAGAACACAGAGTTGCCTTTTGTCCAACAATGCTGGGATAAGTCTGTTGACAAATGCAATGAGAATAAAATTGAGATTGAAAAGTTCAGGAAGAAACTTGAGAAAACACCGGAAAAAGTTACACAAAAAGAACAACGAAAAATAAACAGGTTATACACAAACCCAGTTAGAATGTATTTTAAACTTATAGGTTTAAATGCCTATAAAAATATTGGCAAGGGTATACGTTATGGTCAAACAACAAGTAAAGAAGAATCGTTAGATTCAATAACACTGGATATGACTTCAAACGATATCAGTGTTGCCAAAGAGGATGAGATTATTGACTGGATTAATATTTTTGCTCCTGATGAACGAGAGTTTCTGTTAAGACGTTATGCAAGTTATATGGACACATACGATATCAATGCAGGAGCTGATCGTGCAATGTTTAAACGATTATTAAGTCTTGAAATCGAAGGGTACAGAATAGATATTAACCGGGCAAAAGGTATTGACGTAAATATAACCAATGAAAAGAAACTCAATGAAATGATACAAGGTTGCCTTGAAGCAAACAAATGGACTAAGAAACAAAGAAACGCTAGAGATGATATGTCACAGAATAGGTTCACAGTATGGATGGACAACATGATAAAACAAGGAAAATTTGTACCTAATGAAAAAGAATATCCCGATGATGAAATAGACTATATTTTGAAACAAATCATGGAGAATACTAGAAGGTTACTTTCGTGATTCAAGCACATGAAAGTAAAAGTCAACTACTAAAACAAAAAATATATATGGATTCTATTGATTATTATAGAGAACATCCAGATGTATTTACTGAAGATGTTTTAGAAATTAAATTAAACCTTTATCAGAAAGTTCTGATGAGGGCTTTTTTTAAATACAATTATAGTTGTTTTTGTTTAGGTCGTGGTCTTGGAAAAAGTTTCTTAGGCATCCTTTGCTTGACTGTTTATTGCATTTTATTCCCCAATACAAAAGCTGGTATCATATCCCCTGCTTTTAGACAAGGAAAAACAGTAATTCAAGAAAAATTTCATGATGAATTGTGTCAAATGTCACCTTTCCTCGCACAAGAAGTTTCAAATTTTGTATGTAGTACACAGAAAGCTAAAGTTGAATTTTTTAACGGATCTTGGATTGAAGCATATCCAGTTGGAACAGACGGAAGTAAAATTAGAGGAGCTAGACTGAATGTAATACTTGTTGATGAAGCCGCATATACACCAAAATATATCATTGAAAATGTTGTAAAGCCTATGGCAATTGTAAAAAGTGGATATTCTGTTGGTGGTGAAAATAACGCTAGGAACAATAAAATTTTATTGTGTTCTACACCATATTATCGTTTTAATCATTTATATCCTATGTTTCTTGATTACTTAACGCATATGGCTGATCCTAATAATACAAAATATTTTGCTTGTATATTCTCATATAAAATGGGTATTCATGTTGGGTTGTTTGATGAGTCTATTGTTGAACAACAAAAGGCGGTTATGTCAAGTGTTGATTTTGAAATGGAATACATGGGGAATTTCCCAAAACTTGCAGAAAATGCTTGGATCCCGTTTGATGATTTACAGGCTTGTTCCGACTTAACACACATTGAAACAAAAGGAATTAATCAGTTTGAATATATCATGAGTATAGATGTAGCAAGGATGGAAGGTAAAGATAATACAATTATTTATGTATTCAAGTTACATTGGTTTTCGGATCATGCTGAAGCAGACCTTGTTTATATTAAATCCATGAATGGTGAAACTTTTGAAAATCAGGCTATTGCTGTTAGGAATACGCTTAAAAGATTCCCTAAAGTTATTCAGATTTATCAAGATACAATGACAATTGGACAAGGTTTATCTGACGAGCTTGCAAAAGACTATTACGATGTTGACGATAATAAATGGTATCCTCCCCTCATTGATCAAAATGATGAACAGGCAATGGGGCGTATCAACCAGACAAAGGGCGTCCCTATCATTTATGGTATTAAAGCGTCCCCTGAAATAAATCACAAAATGGGATACGCAGTAAAAACATTTACTGAAAAACACTGGGTGCATTTATATCCATACAATGTTAGTGAAAAGGAAGATTTAACACAAGAACAAAAAAGACAAGTTGAAGAAAGCGAAGCCGCTCGCATGGAAATAACCAATATTGAGACCATGGGAGTATCTGGTGGCTGGCTTAAGTTTGGAGCTAAAAGTGGTCGTAAAGATAGATGGTCAGCTATGGGTATGGGCTTATATGGTTTGACCATGTTAGCAGATGATAGGTTAAACAAGGATGATGAATTATTGGAACCTATTATTAGCTTGAGATAGGAGGAACGAATGAAACAAGTTATTGTAGACAACGATAGTGAACTTGAATTAGGTGCTGTGCGTGAATTATCAGACTCTTATTCAAAACACTTTGATAAAAATTTTAATGTTGATGGATCACCATCAAATACTGACCTTGAAGCTATTTTTAATGCCCCACAGGATAATATAAGTAATATCGTAGCTTATTCAAAATATTGTTATAGGAAACATGGAATTATTATGAGGGTTATTAATATTATTAGGGATTTTGGATCAACTGGTCTTGTGCTTGATTATCCTAAAAAAGGAAATCAGGTTAAAGAGGTTATAGCAGAATACAACAAGAGAATTAATGTTGATCAACTTATCAAGGATATTATATTTGAATTAGCATTGACAGGTAATGTTATTTGTTATGATCGTGACGGTATGAGGGTTGATATCTACCCAATTGATATGATTAAGGTTGTACCACTTGTTAGAAACAATAAACAGGTATTGGCATATAAGGTCAATGACGATAATGACGTTCTAACAGAAAGCTATGGTAAAACAACTGATGGCGTTGATGTTGATAAAAAACTTGAAACTGCATTGCCTGATGAAGTTTTAAAAGCTAAAGAATCTGGCAATGGTCAATACGCTATATTGGATAGTGATAAATCTTATTTTTCTAAAATTAATGCAAGCCAATATGAACCTTATGGTGTGTCTGTTATTTTACCAGCGTTTGAAGATTTAAGTCATAAATCGTTATTAAAAGAAGCCGAAAAATCAACGGCTAATGACATTATAAACAAGACTTTCCATGTATCAATTGGTGATAAAGATAACAAGCCTTCCCGCAAATTGCTTGAAGATTACAATAATCTGTTTGCTGGTAAAACAGGATCGGTATTAGCAACAACACCATATTATGTCAATCTTGAATGGATTGAACCAAAGACAGATATTTTTGGCGAAGATAAGTTTGTTGAAATTGATACGGATATTCTTAATACTTTAGGCGTATCGCTAACGTTGATCCGTGGTGAAGGTGGTGGCAATTACGCAGAAGGTATGCTTAATTTTTCAGGACTAACACGAACAATTGAAGGAATACGTGGGAACATACCATCAATTCTTGAAGGACTTTATAAATCAGAGCTAGTTAGAAATAACCTTAATCCAGATCATTGTCCATCTGTTAGGTTTGAAGATGTTGTTATTGATTCTGAAACAAAAACTAGTTTATTGTTACAGTTATTCCAGAACGCTGGTCTACCCTATCAGGCTTTGTATGAAGGTTGTAATATGAATTATGACGCAATAAAACTTATGCGTGAAGATGAAAACTCAAATGATATGGATGATACATTTAAACTTCATTCAATGCCGTTCCAAGGTGGGCAAAATAGTGATACGCAAAATGACAATGGAAAACTTAATGGACAAGGAGGTGCTCCTAAAAAACAATTAAGTGATCGAAAATCTGATAAGACAGCAAGTAATAATGATTCACCAAGGACAGGTTTAAATAATACAAGCAGGACTGGTAAGTAAACAAGACACTTTTCTTAAATAATTCTTAAAATTAATATTCAATTAATTATTGTTTAAGAATTGGGAACAAAAAATATATTAAACCAAAACATAGTATATGAAGGGAGGATTAGCCCGGCTATCCCCTCTTTATTTATTTTGCGAAAAAATTGTGAAAGGAGGTATTTCTTTGAGAGATGAAAACAAGAAAAAGTATAAATATTGAACTTTTAGAAAATAAAAACAAGCTTGAGTTTAGCTCGGTTGAGGATGCCGACTTAATGCGTATTACTTGTTATGCCACACATGAAGGCATAAATCTTAACAAGACAGAATTTACTCGTGAAATGTTATTAGAAGCCTATCCAAGCTTTATTGACAAACCGCTATTTATTGTTCCTGATATTGTTGGTGAACCTACTGGTCATGGGTTCGATTTTGTAAATAAAGAATTTGACACGGATAAACGCAAAGTTGTTGGTCATATTGCAGATGCTTTTCCTTGTATAGTCAACAATGGAAATGCTGTGATGTGTTCTGATATGCAAGATGATGAAATTATGAACGCTCAAGGCGAACTAAGGATTGTTTGCAATTGCATTGTTTACAAAAACTATCTTGCAGAAGTTGCAGATATGCTAGAAAGGCTTCATACAGAAGGAAACCTAAATTTTAGTATGGAAGGTATTGTCGATTGTTGTACTGATACAGTTGGTGTTAAGCACTGCTCAAATATACAATTTACTGGATTGGCAATAGTTAGGAATCCAGCGTTTCAACATTCAAAAAGTGTTGCTGTCGCTGAAAAAAAAGATGAAGGGAGAAACGATAAAAATATGGATGAAAAATTAAAAGCTTTACAGGCTAAATATGATGCATTGCTTGCAAAATATAATGCACTTAAAAATGGAAAAGGCGGGGTAAAAGAAAAACCAGCAGAAGAACAAGCACAAATTGGCAAGAAAAAGAAAGCTTGTGCAGAAGTTGATATTGATAAATTTACAGAAGTTTTAGAAGAACTTGCTTCTTTAAAAGTTGAAGTTGCAGAACTTAAGCCGTATAAAGCAAAAGTTGATTCTGACAAAGCTAATGCACTTGGTGAAAAACGTCATAAGAGATTGCAATCGCTCGGTTACACTGAAAAGTCGGTTGAAGAACTTGCCAAAATGCCACAGGAAGAATATGTAATATTGCTTGAACAGGTTATGGACGAAAACGACAAAGCTAAAAACATTAAAAGTGGGAATAAAACAGTAGCAGAAGAAATATATGGAATATTACAACATAGTCCTAGTGTAAAAAATGAAAAAGACGAATTGCTTGAAATCTTGTCAAGCTTTGAAGTTTAAGGAGGTAAATGAATGTTACAAAAACGAAGAACAATAGCAAGTATCCCTGATGGGCTTAATGCGACTACTGAAAAAATTAGAAAAGGTAGTGCTGTTTGTAGAAAATTTAATTCTAAAACTAAGAAATTTGAATTGAGTTTGCCTACCACTGCTGACGAAGCAAAGGCTGTTTATGGATTTATTACTTTAAGAATTGATGAAGATACGCATAAAGAATCATATTATGACGATATTGACGCTGGAGTGAAAGGTGTCGTTTATACTCTTGTCCCTAATGAAGAATGGGGAACGACTGAATTTGACGGTACGATTGCAGTCGGTGATAAACTGGTTGTCTCTTTTGATTCTGGCACAAAAGGTAAACTTGTTGCCGCTGGTTCTAATACACCACAGTTTGAATGTGTAAGAACAACGCCTGCGTTGGGTGGTTATGAAGAACCTATGATTGATGTAAAAGTGCTTTAAGAGAGGGGGAAAATAATGAGTAAAGTAAAAAATATGGTAGTTTTAGCTGAAAAGCTTGCTTCTAATGAAATAGATTCTAACGATGCTAAAGTAAAAAAAGCTCAGAGTTTAATTGCAGAAATGTCAAATTCTGAAAAGGGTCGTGAAGAACTTGCAGAAATTGTTAAGTTATCGATTGAGGACTCTTATAATTCTTTTGATATTTCACCTAAATTGTTTGAAACTAAACATTTTAATTATGGTGATAGACCATTGTTTAAGACTAAAAAGAAAGGTGTCACTGCGTATTGGACTGCACCTAATTCTTATGTCCCAATGTCTCGGAATTATGAAACAGAAATTCCGATGAACTTTGAATGTTTAGGCGTAAGACCTGAAGCACTGTTGTCTGAACTTAAGACTGGTCGGTTAGATTCTTTTGCTAGTTTAATTAAAGATGGTCGTGATGCAATTGAACGTTCTATCTATTACAAAGTTTATATGGTGCTTTCACAGGCGTATAATGCAACAACCAATACAGACAATTATACAGCTACAAACGCACTTAGCAAGGATTCACTTGACAAGGCTATTAATCACATGAGAAAGAAATGTGGCGGAGCTCCAACTATTATTGGTGACTTTGATTTGTGTTCAAAAATTGAAGGGTTCGCTGGTTTTGAAACGTGTGATTCTCTGTATCAAGAAATCAGGGACAATGGTGTTTTGGGAAAATATCGTGGATGCGATATTGTTTATTTACCTGAAATTCTTGATCCTGTGACAAAGGGTTCTATCGTACCTACCAATAAGTTATTTGTCGTTGGTAAGAAAGTTGGTTATGCCGCTACTTATGGGGACACTGAAGTCATGCAAGAACAGAATATCAACGACAAGAGCTGGAACTGTCGTATTGATAAGGAAATTGGATACGTTGTAACTAAACCTGAAGGTTTGTTCGTTATCGAAGAAACTGTGGGGGAGTAAATACGCCAGATGCAACATTATCAAGCTTGTCGATTGGATCTTTGATCCTATCCCCTGCTTTTAATGGTGCTACATTAAACTATACAACAACAACTTCTAATGCGACAAATACCATTAATGCTACTGCAACTGATTCTGGTTCGACAATCACAATTAAAAATGGCGATGATGTTATCGCTAATGCAAGTGCTATTACATGGAAAACTGGTTTGAATACATTGAAAGTTACGGTTGCAAATGGCGGTCAAACAAAAGTTTATACAGTAAGTGTTACAAAGGAATAACTTTATGAGGGGATTTAATTTATCCCCTCTTTTTAGGTTGGATTATTTTTAGGGAGGATTATATATGGCAAAAGTAAGAATTAAAAATATTAGCAGACACAATTTTGACTTGTCTCTTGAATTTGTTAAAGAAGGTAAAGTTGTTAGTATTAAACCCGGCATGAGTTATTTATTATCTCAGGATGAATACGATTATATCAAAGAACAATCGCCTGTTCTGTTTTCAAATGGGTATCTTGAAGTTGTTTCTGGTGACAAAAATATGCACTCAAGAAATGTTATGACTGATAAGGAAATCAAGGATTTTCTTGAGTTGCCAAAAGAACAAATTAAAACAGGTATTGAAAAAATTGATTCTCCATTACTAATTCGTGATATTTTTAAACAGGCATTACATGATGGGAAAACACATTGCATGGAAATTTTAGACAAACGTATTAAAGAAATTGACGGTGACACAGTATTAATTTAGATTGGCGGTGATAATCATGGGAACAAAAGTTAGTGAAATCATGGATATGATGCTGGCAAGGATCCCTGCTGAATTTAAAAGTGATGTCCAAGATGATTACGAACTTGCT